TACGCGCTGGAGCCCAACCCTCCCCTCCATTGGAGGGCGGTTGGGTCCCAGGGTGAACTTACCGACGAATTTGGTTTCGTCGGCATATAGTGAGAAGCTTTCTCACTTTTATCTTGAACGCGATTCTTGCGCGAATATCTTCGTGCGACGCGTCAACTCTTCCTTCCTGCGTAAAGCAGGAAGGGTAGACCTTATAGGTTCATACCTAAAAGATCTACCGTACGATGTGCTTTACGCATATCTTTTAAAGGGCCTGTATCCACGGATGTCAGGCCACTTCCAGCGTGCTCTTAGCAAGCTGTGCCGGTCCTATGATTATAGGACCATCCAACGGTGGTGGTATACCGTTGATGGATTAGTGTTACCACTACTCCTGACCCATCCTGACCCTGATAGTCAGATGGAAACCATTGATCGTTTGATCAAGTTTGGTTTTGAGAATTGTGCAAACAATTACTCACACTTCATCTCTCGGATGAAGCGTTTAAAGAAGCTGCTCCGTAAGGAGTTTGCCGAAGGGACTGACCTTACGTCAGGCCAATTGTTCGTGGATCTTTCCACGTACCGCAAGGTGTTTTACCGATACCTTGATCTGACCCTCAGTGAGCGCTCTGCCACTGAGTGTGTTATGGCGTGGACTCAAGCCCGCGCAGCCGGTCTGGCTGACCGGAGGATGATCGAGAAGAGTCTCGAGAAGGCGGAGAAAACACTCTCCACCCCACGCAGGGTTTACCTACGTGGCCGCTGGCGTGAAATTCACGCTCATTACCAGGGGTTTATCCCTGTCCTGGAGCCCGAGGTTCCTCGGGGTCCTCTGTTGGACGTAGTCCGACGTGTCGCGAACAAGGTTCGCGGTGAAACGGCCCATATCTCTACTGGGCCGCATGCCTGTCTTGAAATTAAGCAGGCTTTCGGCGGTCAAGCTGCCGGTATCGCGTACCTCTGCAAGAGGGACGTCTTAACCGTGTCTTACGACCCGGTCACTCTAGAGCGGACCTTCCATCCTGCTCGGCCCTGTGCATCCGCACAGGACCTACTTTCCTGGGCAATTTCTAGAGCCCTGGATGCTCCTGTCCATACTCGTATGGTTAGGATAGTGGCGGTCTCAGAACCGTCAAAAGCACGGACTGTAACGGTCGGTGCTCTTGCCTACCAGATAATTCTGGGGGTTGTGTCCAAGATTTTCCAGCCAGCTCTCGCTTCTGGTATTTCTAGGACTGGTCTCGAGGGAACTCGGAACCTGTACGAGGCGTTGAATAACGACTTCGATCCCTCAAATGGCCTTTGGGGCCCATTAAGGGACATGGATCGGACGGGGAAATTTCCCGTCTTCGCTTTGACCTCCGATTTAGAGGAGGCAACTGACTATGGCGACCTCGCGGTCGCCAGGCAGATCCTTCAGGCTCTGCTAATGAGGTGCCGGGACATTCCCGGTTTCCCCTTGGGCTTGGCTGTCTTGGCCAAGTCGTTGTTCCTCTCTTCGAGGATCATTATAAGACCGGGCTATGGCCACGGTCTTGTCCACTGGTTCCGGAAGCGGAACGGGTGGCTGATGGGAGACCGCATGACCAAGGTTGTTCTGACCTTGGCTCATGAGATCGGTATCCTTTCTGCGGGAATTCAATTTGCCCGCATATGCGGAGACGACGTCTTCGCATTAAGTAAGGCCCCTGCACAGTTGCAGAGGTACCACAAGGTCATGACAGACCTTGGGTTTAAAATATCTGAGGATGATCATTTCATCTCCAGACGTATCCTCTTCTATTGTGAAGAGGTTTCCCTCGTGCCTCAAGACGCGAAGGATTTACCGTCGGTATGCAACCGCCGGTCGGAACCGTCCTGCTATGTGGACTATCCGAGGATTCGGCTCTTACTGCCGATTAAGGTAGAGACTAACGCTCTATCCTACACAGATACCGGGAGGTTTCACCTCCTTGGTAAGGAAATGCGATGGGTTTTCCAAAACTCATCGCAACAAGCTGACCCTTTCATCCGGGCCAGCCTGCTACAGCATATCGCTATAGCAATGCCGCGAGATATTCTCTCGCCGTTCTTACCGCAGGAACTTGCGGGGGATGGGGCTTTCCCCCATTCGGCAGAATTTCTTCTGTCTGTGATCGAACGGAAGTCGATCAACTATGATGAATGCCTTTATCGCATTCACTCCCTCACTCATGGCAAGTGGGGTTTTCGTTATCTGCGTGCAGATAACATCAACGAGGTGGTGCATAAGTACCACCAGATGGTTCCAAAACTCAAGGTTTTGGAATCGGTCCTTCCGCCTGATGCGGTGGTCCGTGCCTCGGAGGTTTTAATCTCCTCCTTGAAGGTCAAGGGTCTTGAGACCCCAGAGAAGACCTTCTTTAGGTTGTACCGTAGCTACTACTGGTACAAAGTCCTTCACGGTATGAAGGCGCCGGTTCTCAATTTTGATGAGGACCGTACTCGCGTCCATGGTGGACGGGAGTTTAAATTGGACATCCCTCCGGATGTCCTCGTCGAGAGGTTTTATACCACTTGGCGTGATTCGGGCTTCACCTTCTAGGATAAGCCCGATTACCTTGTCGTTGTGGACAAGGTCCAGTCCATGGATTATCTAAACATGGGCTTTACGTTCCGGGACGACCGTTCAATCCCGGATGATCCGAACGAAGGGTTTACCCGACGTCGGTTTATTGAAGAGCTTGTACTCTCCATCCAGACCGGTTCACCGCCTCCTGCTGCTTTGGAGGACGGTCTGCACCGGTTTGTTGAAGCAGATTCATACCTGCTTCATGTCCTGAGTAAATCTCAGGATTTGCCAAACATCTTGTTCCTGGTTTCCAGGGACAAGAGGTTGGCTCTCCGCATGCGAGATGTCGCACGCGGCGTTGTCACGCGCGAGCGTGGTTACAACGCCTCTCGAGATGTAGTAATCTACATGGTCGACCCAGCCGATTTCCGGTTTGGGTACATGAATGAGCATATCGCTCATTGGACCGGGGGCTACCCCGATTCGAAGGTTCCTTACCGCGAGTTTGTTGACTTTGGTCAAGTCAACTTCCTCGCTTTTACAAAGGATCCAATTGATCCGTTCTATGAAACTGAACGGATTCATGCAGTCCCGTGTAAAATACGCGGGGATCTCGTTCCTGGAGTTTATCACTCGGAACGTGTATGTGCAGACTATCAGGATACTGAGTATCCCTTCCTTAGTCTGACAACTCAACCCTTAGAAACAATTCTAAGGGATGGTGTGCGGTATCCGCACATCCCATCGTTCGCCCGGGACCTTTCTGCCCCTACGACCTGGTGATGTCGTTAAACTCACCATGTGTGACCTGGTGATGTCGTTAAACTCACCTTCCGAGTTAGTTCTCGGTTTGGCCCGTTCCGGCACTCCTGAACTCGTTCAGGGGGGCTGGGGTCTTCGGACCTTTTAGTCGACGGATATAGTCGACTAGTCCCTTCGTAGGAGAAGGGGCTTCGGTGGACGCATATAGTCCACCGCAGACCGAGGTTACTCGGTCTGCCAGCCGTGGTTTCCCACAGCTGGTGTACTCTGCAGCACGTGTACCTTCACCACTTCGTCGTGTTTGGAGGCTGGCTTAAGCAGAGCGAGACGAGAGGA